AAAGAGAAATTGAAAATAAATTAAAGGAATATGTAACAGGACTTAAACCCGACTTTATTACTAACGTGAGTAATAGTGTTAAGGATTTAGTTTTATTACAACAGGACTATATTCAATATATACGAAAGGCTAATTTGGTATTATCAAAAACGGATGGTATAATGAATTCAAATAATGAACCTCAGGTATATGATATTTCGGGGGATACTTTTACTCAATTAGAAGATTATTTGAAAAAAATAACAGACAAACATATTGAATTTAACGACGCTAAGGGTGTTGTAAAGTTTGATGAATGTTTATATTTAAACGAAGATAATTATAAAAAGTCATCTTCTACGTTTATAGATGGTAATACGTCTACCGCCGATTTGATAACGTCAAGAAATCAGAGTGGTTTAATGGCTAATGAACCGGCTAATAGATTTTATCAAGTTATGGCAAATGTATTAAATGATGAAAATAGTAAAAATGAGTTAAAAACTTTTATTCTTAATAGTCAAAATTATAGTAATATACAATTTGTGACTGAAGTAGTTGATAAAGCCACTACTGGTTGTTCGGATAGATTTAAATCTTATACTGAAATAAATAAAAAGAGATATGATGGTATTAAAACTAACGAAAGATATTTAACATTAATAAAAAGTCCGATTGAGGATAATGTTAAATTTGGGTTAAAGTACGCAAAAGTTAGTGGGACATCACAACAAAAAAAGGAAATAAAAGATTTATATTCAAATGTGAATGTGAATAATAAAGAAAAAACCTTTGATGGTAAAATTAAATTTAATTAAAAATGAATTTACAATATTATAACAGATATAATGAGTTTTTAATAAATGGACAACAAACCGTTACTCCATATATAAATTTACCTGCAAAAACAACTGATAAGAATTTTATTTATAAAGTTGGACAATCAAGGTTGGATAAGATATCATTTCAATTCTATAACACACCTTATTTTGGGTGGTTAGTACAAATGGCAAACCCACAGTATAGTGGATTGGAATCAAACATACCCGATGGGGCAATTTTAACAATACCATTCCCCCTTGTTAAATCATTACAGGATTATAAAAACGAATTAGATAATTATTTCTTCTATTATGGTAGATAAAGGTGAAAACATATTAGTGGAATTTGATTATGACAACATTACCTTAATAGATCCAAACAAAATTGTAGACAATGAAGGTAAAGTTAGTGATAGATTAGTTAAACATGAGAACCTTGTGTTCTATGCAAATCTTGAGTGTAACGTATTACCAAGAACTAAATTGGCGTTAGGGTCGGCATTAAACGATTCTATTAGAACAGTTTCCGTTGGTAAGATCAATTTCTTAAATCCGGGTAATAAAACCTTTTTAGATAATAGATATACCGATGAGATTACGGGTAAAGGATCCGTACAGGGTAAAGGTGTAAACCAACCTAAATTAAATGCGGTTCAAAACCCAAACAAATCTGATGATTTTTATCTTACACAGAGTACATATTCAAACGGAACTCCTGGTGCGGTTGATAATGGTTTATTAGGTATAACCGATATACAGGTTGCAATTGACACAAGTTTCTTACCTACGGTGACAGTTAACTTAACCGATGTTAAGGGTAGAGCGTTGTTTGAAGGTGGTAATAATTCACCATATTCTGCGTTTTTCCAATTACCATACCCAATGTTTTATTTAACATTAAAGGGGTATTATGGTAAGGCGGTTAGATTGCCATTAATGTTACAATCGTTTACATCAAACTTTGACAATACGACTGGTAACTTTAAGATTGTATTGAAATTTTTTGGATACAAATATACGGTAATGTCATATGTTAATTGGGGGGCAATGATGGCGGTCCCACATATGTACAATAATTTTGTGTCAACCGTACAATCAATTACAAATACTCCGGCAGCAACAAACCTTGAGGTAGTAACTGCAAAACCTGTGAGTAGAGGATTTCAAAAAATGAAAGAATTATATTCTGAATATAAAGCCAAAGGTTTGGTTGATGATGATTTCCCTGAGATTACAATCACACAATTAAAGGCTCGTTTAGATAGATTTATAAAAAACATATTAGAAAAATTCACTAAAGAAAATTTGGGAGTTTTAACTGAGTTGGATAATTTCCAAACACAATTAACCGAGTTTCAAAAAAAGGTATTCTTTTATGGAGATTCATGGTTTGAAACATATATGGATAAAACCAATTCATATAGTTTAAAGGATACTAAGGAGGTTGTTTACACTTTCAAAAAAGAATATTCTGATCCTAATAAACAAGCTGAGGCTCAAACCAAATTAAGTGGGATATTCACTGAATATCAAAAACTTTTTGAAAGTAATAGTGTTGCGGGTAAAAATGGTAGTTATACCGTTGGTGGTAAAACAACAAAAAGTGAGGTACCTGTAAATGCAACCGTGGAAAAATGTGAAGCAAAAATTAATCCACTTACGGATATTGATTACGCAAAAACATATGAAGAAAGAAATGGTAAACCCGCAAAAACACAAATAGAATTAGATACATTCATTGCATCTAATGGGGTTCCACCTAATACTAAATTTTTTGTATTTGAGGGTGTGGATCACTTTATTGACATTACTGAAAAATCTGCAAAAGACTCATCAACTCTTAGAAGACAAATTGAAGAAAAAATATCTGAAAATCTTAACGAACAATTAAGTAATAAAGAAACGGGTGTTGGATTTAAACCTTCAATTAGAAATATATTGGCAGTTTTCTTTGCTCAAGGAGAGGCGTTCATCCGATTAATGGATGATGTACACTCAAAGGCTTGGGATATAAGGGAAAATAAATATAGACAACAAGCAATATTTGGAAGTAACAGTAGTGCTCAAAGTGTTGATGTTAAATCTTCCACTCAAAATAATGAACCAATATATCCATGGCCTCAAGTCATAAGAGAAACATTAGGTGATGACAAACAAGAAAAGTTTGAAATTGTTTACCCTGGTGATAAATCAATTGCTACTATGACAAAGGCTTATATACCTGAGATATGGCCTGAGGTTGAATTTGTGGAAGAGTTTATTAAAGGTTATGTGGATAGAGAGCCTAAAAATCCTGACTACGGTGATGAATCAAATGTATTAACAAAACCTAGTAGGTTAAGTTTAAATGCTCTTGATTTTCCTGTAACAAACGAAATATTCCAAAACAAAGAAGAGATTAAATTCTTTTATGAAATATATGAAAGAGTTATGGTTAATACCTATTACTCTAAATTAAATAGACAATCAGGGTATGATGCTAGTATATTCATGGTTGAGGCTGAGGACGAAAAAATCAATATATTAAAAAGTTTGGGTAATGATAATCCATTTTTAACTCAAAAATTAAAACAATATTTAATTGATCAAAATAATTTCTTAACATTCTTAAGACATATTTCAAATCAAGGTGAGGGTGAAAGTTGGCAAAAATTCATAAGAGGTGAGTTTACAATTAATTATATTAAGAACAAAACCAATACACCATTTGAGTTATTTAATCAGGAAATTCTAACAAATGAAAGATCACAACCTGATGTTTCATTAACCGATGAATCTAAAATAATTGATTATATTGGGAACCAAACATCAAGTAATGAATTTGATTTTTCCGATATGTACCCGATTACTAATTTTGATTGGTGTAAAAATTATCTTGCGGATGGAAAAGCATTACAAAATGTAAATTTGGCTTACAACACTAAAGATGTATTATCTTACAATACGACTCATAAGACTATATGTAATTTTAAAAACGACGACACTAACGATAAGAAAAGACCTATAACTAATTTTAATTATAAAGCGGATGTGTTTAGTCAAAATATTGATACATCTAATTTCAAAACATTCTATAATAATAGAAAAATTGAAGAACAATTTACAACTGAAGGTAATTTAAATTACTCTAACTATGATGGTTTTGTAACTGATACTCAAACGACCTCAATATTGAATACTCCTTATTTTATAAACGCAATACAAAGTGGTGTATATAATTTTAGATATAAATCTGATGATTTAGCATCGTATAAACAGGCGGCATATCTATTCTTGAATAGTTTACCATTAGCGAGTCTTAGAGAAAAATATAGGTCATACAATGAACCTAATGATTTAAGTTATATACTATCAACAATTAAGAAATTCGGGGCGGTACATAAATTACCATACGCTTGGATTGTTAAATACGGATCAATTTGGCATAGATACAAAACTTGGAATGAAAAAGGTATTGATATGTTGGATGAGGTTTGGACTGATTTTAATTATTTAGGTAATTATGATCCTGTTACTTCAGCGTCTACAAAGGTATATAGTTTAAACATTGAAGGATTCCAAAATAATATTGTCTTGGAAGACACGGTAACTGCAACACCAAATTTGGTCACATATAATTCAACAACAATGAACACAGGGTTCTACCCTAAGTTGTATGATGATATGAATGTATTTCTACAAGGATTACAACTATTTTCAGGTGTCACACAATTAAATGGTACTTGTACTATTACAGGTACAACAATGGATGTTTTAACTATTAACGATAATAATTTGGCACCTGGTTTAGTATTAGCGGGACCAAACATTGAAGTTGGAACAACAATAGTGTCACAAGTTACCGGTAATACAGGAGGTATTGGACAATATATTGTTGATATATCACAAGATTCCCTAAGTAATGTGTTTTATGTTACCAACTCGGCAACAGGTGGGTATTCACAAACTGAAATACAAGGGTTAATTAATGATGGTAAGTTAGTGATGACCACAAATTCATTGGGTAAGATTATTGAAATAAGTGGTTTTGATCCTAACGATAATGATAGGTCGTTAAAAATAACCCCTTGGTCAACAATTGTTAAAACAACTGAAGGTGATAAATATTTTGTAATGCCGTCTTTTGGTTATACAAAAAATCAAACAAGAGATGAGTGTTTTAAGAATAACAAATTAAAAGTTGAGGTTTCAAGTAACCCTGCGGTGTTTAACGGATCGGTTAGATTATTTTGGGGAGCACCTAATTACGGGTATTTTGATAATACAAAAATTTCAAAACCAAATCCTGATTCATACTTAAAAGAAATATTGTCAGATAAGAAAATACAACAGAACTTTTCATTAAATGGGGATAACACAAAATACAATAAGATATCTGAAATGTTCACAACATTTGATACGGAAGTATTAGATTACTTTGAACAAGAGTTCTTGAATTTTAGTAGATCAATTTACGATTATAATACATTAGTTCCAAGTGATAAAGATGTTGAAACAGAATCTGAAAGATCATATAAGAACTTCCAATTGTTAATGAGAGAATTATTGGTTGTTGAAAAACCGTCAACTCTTAATTCTGAGGGGATGATTAATTCGGTAATTGAAAAACAAAAATCAACTTTCCAAGGAATATTAACTAATTTCTTAGAGTATAATGTTGTATTAAAGATGGGTAATCCTTCTATGTTTGATAGAAGAACATTCTTAACCTTCTCAACTAAATTCTTAATTGATCCTGTATCATACCAAGGATATAATCAAGGGACAACAGGTGGTTTACCGTCAAATGGTGGGACAATTACATTGGCCCAATCAAAAAGTGAAAACCCTGAAACATGGAAAGCGTTAGAGAAATATGTAGGGTTTTCTGAAATACCAGAATTAGTGTATTCAGACAATGGATCATATATTACTGACTTCTTTATTGATTTGAATGTTCAGTTTACTGAGAAAAATGTTAAAGATTTTGCTCCGTTGATTATGTTATATGCAACACAAAAACTTAATAATTTTGAAATCCCAACAAATAATGTTGTTATTCCAAACCCTGTTCCGACACCTGCACCAAGTCCTCAAACACCTGGTGATTTATTAACGGTTGTAACACTTAAAGATACTAAAACAATTTCGGTATATAAATTTGGGACACAAAAATATGGTGTTTATAAAGACGCAACAGGAACAATTATTTATACTGGGCCGACACAAAATGCGTTTCAATATCCTTTAAATAGTACAATAGTTGATCAAATTATTATAATTCAATATGATGCTTTAGCAACAACTCCTAATGATAATCAATTTATTATTAGTACTGTTAATATAACACCTTCACAAGTTACAACAACCACAACTACCCTTCCTATTGTTCAAAATTTAGGTAATAGTGTTGATGGTGTTAAGTTTTATGGTCTTATGGATCAATACCTTGATAAATCTGAAACTTATCTTAAAAATGTTATTTCTAATTTAATGACAGGTGTGAGAGCCGGATTACCAAGTATTACAATTGAAGGAGATAAAGGTAATAGAGCTCAACTTGAGGGAGAACAAACACGAGTTGAAATATGGGAAACATTTAAAGCATTCAATGACACATGGGTTGCAGGCGGAGACTTTAAATCAAAAACATTATTTGAAGATGTTCTATTATTTGATAGAGCAAGTAGAGATGTTGGTCAAAAAGTATATGTAGATATCTTTAAGGTTAAGGATTTAATTGAGGGATCTCTAACAAAGAATAATATGTTAGACATTATCTCAACAATACTTACGGAAAATAATTTTACTTACTTCCCATTACCCGCTTACGCTAATTTTTATAACGCACAAGATGCCGAAAAGAATCCTGTACCAAGAAGTGAAGGGTCAACTGAGTTCGCAAATTCATTTTGGGGAACGTTCTTAAATGTGGATTACAGAAACACATCACCTAAGTTCTTATGTTACTACGCAAACAAACCTAGTCAGTATGTGGACATGAAAGATAATGTTGATTATAGATTTAGAGATGACGCTTTTGATCTTAGGAGAGCAAGTGACAATCCATTAGTTGAAAACCAATCAAATAAAAAGAATTGGGATAAATCAAATAAAGTGGTTGGTTTTAATATTGATATTAGTAATCAAAATCAGCAAATATTTAAAAACTTTAGTGTTGGTCAAGATGTTGGTAAACCTACTGCGGAATCTTTGGAAATGTTAAATCAAATGGCTAACCAAAGTAGAAATAGAAGTACAGGTTCTCAAAACGTATCGTTATATAACCTTTATAGAAATAGAAGTTACGAATGTTCTGTTGATATGTTAGGTAATGCTTTAATACAACCAATGATGTATTTTAATGTGAGAAACATACCTATGTTCTCAGGACCATATATGATTACATCTGTAACACATCAAATTAGTGACGGAGATTTCAGTACAACATTTAAAGGTACAAGACAACCTTTTTATAGTTTACCTAAAATTGATAATTTTATTCAATCATTAAGTTTAAATATTATTTCTAAATTACAAGAACAAATTAAATCAAATGAAGAAAAGACAAAATTATCAAGTGATAATGTGATATTCCAAAAAAACAATGTAATTTCAAATGTAACTGGTACTGATACAATAACTAAGAATCAAGATTGTTCAGATAAAATTAATAGTGGTTATGTTGGATATACACCTTTAGATAATCCGGCAATAACACAACTTTCATATAAAGATTTTAAAAAATTACTTGAGGATAGGATTGTTGCTAGTGGTATACCAAAAGAAACTACAAGTAATGGCGTAACAACCATAAGTGATACTTTCTTAAAATTATCGGGATTTTTATTCTCGTTTATATATTTAGATTCGGCATCATCAAGTGGTTTAAAAGCGTATGAGAATAATTATAGTACAATAAATTTAACTGAAACTTATGGGGCAATACTATCAACTACTGCTAATAAAAAATTCTATTGTGTATCAAGAGGTACTAATTTGAATATACCTGTGGTGTCATTTATATCTGCAGAAAAATTTGTGGATTTTGCTATTGCTAAATTTAAAGATAAACTATCTTTAATAAAAACGGCTAGCGATGAAGAGATTGTCCAATTATATGTTACTAAGTATCCTAACACCCAACCTGATAATGTTTATACTGAAATGACAGAACAAGATAAAAATACATTAAAAAATAAAGTAAAACAGTCGGTAGATATATATAACTCATTAAATTAATTTTATTGAATAACCAGATATTTATAAATAAAACTATTATGAACACAAAATTAATATTAGACAACTACTTGGGTAAAAACACAAGAGTGTCAGAAAAAGATAAAGGTAATGGTTACAAAGAAGTTTGTGACTTAGATACTGGAGATTGTTATACACTAAGAATAAAAGACGGATTAATTGAAAGAGTTGATAATACTATGAACACATTCAAAAAAATCCAAGTTGAAACTAAAACGGGAATAAAACAATTATTAAACGGATAATCATGGCAATAGATCAAAAAATTTTAAATGAAATAAGTAGATTTAATTCTATTAATAAATACATAATGGAACAGGCCGATCCTACTTTAGATCCGGCTTTAGCTCCACCTGTAGATCCTGCGGCTCCTATTGATCCTGCGGCTCCTGTAGATCCTGCGGCTCCTGCAGCACCTGTAGATCCTGCGGCTCCCGCTGATCCTAACGCAGTTGCACCGGCTCCACCGGCAGCACCTGTTGATATTGCGACTGATCCTGAAGTTGAAGAACTTGGTGATGAGGGTGAGGAAGAAGGTAACAAAGAAGAATTAGATGTTACTGATTTAGTTGCTTCTCAAAAAAATATGGAACAAAAACAAGAGGAATATTTTGACAACTTGTTTACACAATTAAAAAATCTTGAGGAAAGATTAGGTGAGATGGATACTTTGGTAACTACAATTAATAGTTTAGAAGCTAAGTTTGATAAATTTAGACCTAAAACTCCACAAGAAAAATTAGAATTAAGAAGTTTAGACTCAGGACCATTTAATCAAAAACTATCTGATTTCTTTGAAGATAAAGAAGAAGATATGGAAAAATCAGGTAAAAATGAATATGTTTTAACTACTGATGATGCTGACAACTACTCTACAAATGATATTGAAACATCATTTAACAACTACGACGACGAAGACACAAACATGATGTAATACTTTTGAGGGGGACATCCGTGTCCCTCTCTATTTTTTTTAAAAACCTTATTGACTACACTACTTTTTATAACTATATTTTCTACGTAAACCTTTAATAAATATATACACAATGGCGACAAACAATGTTTTAGATGCAGTTTTGGCTCAGTATGAGAGTTCAAAACAAAGTGGTTCTTCTTCCACTTCAAAATTCACACAAGAAGAAAGAATGAAAAAGTATTTCGCGGCAATTCTTAAAGATAGCGAAAAACAAGGTCAACGAACAATCCGTATTTTACCTACAACTGATGGGTCATCTCCTTTTAAGGAAGTTTGGTTCCACGAAATCAATGTTGATGGTAAATGGCAAAAGTTCTACGATCCAGGAAAAAATGATAACGAACGTTCACCTTTGAATGAGGTATACGATGAGTTAATGTCTACAGGTCGTGAATCCGACAAACAATTAGCAACACAATACAAAGCTCGTAAGTTTTATATTGTTAAAGTAATTGACCGTGACCACGAAGAAGACGGTGTTAAATTTTGGAGATTTAAACACAATTACAAACAAGAAGGAATCCTTGATAAAATCATTCCAATTTGGAAAGCTAAAGGTGATGTTACCGATTCAGACAATGGTCGTGACTTAATCCTTGAACTTACAAAGGCAAAGACACCAAAAGGTGCAACATACACGGTAATTCAAACCGTAATGTATGACGATCCAACACCAACACATGAAGACGCTGAACAAGCTTCTACTTGGATCAACGATGAGTTGACTTGGGAGGACGTATATTCTAAAAAACCTGTTGAATATCTTGAAGCAATTGCAAGAGGAGAAACTCCACGTTGGGACACTGACGCAGGAAAGTACATCTACTTAAATAGTCAAGAAGAAGAAATTTCTATGGGTGGGGGTTCAAAACCTGAAAGTAAAATGTCAGACCCTCAGTCTAATGTGGAGGTTGACGAAGATTTACCATTCTAATTAAACTTTTAACATAGACACTTGGACATACTGAGTGTCTATGTTTTTTAAAATCAAAACACAATAACATGGCGATAAGAAAAAGAGAAATATCTTTAGAGACGATCAAAGGTAAGTTCTCGACAAAAACAAAGTACAAACCCGAAAGTTTTTATAATTGTGGTGAGGCGTTTTTGGAATCATGTGGATTACCTGGTCCTATTATGGGTGGTATAAATATGTTTTTGGGTCACTCAAATACTTCAAAAACAACGGCAATGATTCTTGCGGCTGCGGATGCGCAAAAGAAAGGTCACTTACCTGTTCTTATCATTACTGAAAAGAAATGGTCTTGGGAACACGCAATTGAGTTAGGGTTACAGGCTGAAAAAAATGAAGATGGTGAGTATGACGGTATGTTTATATTTAACGACTCATTTGATGTAATTGAACAAGCAACAGAGTTCATCAACGATATTATTGACTCACAAGAAAAAGGTGACATTCCTTATAATCTTTTGTTTTTATGGGATAGTATTGGATCAATTCCTTGTCAGATGACTTTTGACGGAAAAGGTGGTGGAATGCACAACGCAAAAGTATTAGCGGATAAGATCGGAATGGGAATCCACTCA